ATAATATTCAAGTTAGCATTAAAAAAGAATAGCGAAGCATTTATTAAATTAAATGCTTCGTTTTTTTTTGAAAAGGGAAGTATATGAAAAAAAAGAATGCTCCTTACAAAGAAAATGAAAGTGATATCGAACAAAAGGTTATTTTCCCGTTTTTAACTACCGATTCGCCCGAGGGGTTGGGGATTAATAAGGAATTCATACTTACAAAGCATAACATCAAAAGCTTAGAGGTTGGCAAAGGTAACACCAAGAAAGTTTATTATCCAGACTATCTTGTAATTATAAATGGCGTTCCTGTTTTGTTAGTTGAAGCAAAAACTCCTGGTGAGGACTTAGAAGCTGCATTTCATGAGGCCAGGCTTTATGCTTTAGAATTGAACGCGAAATATGAATCAAAATTAAATCCACTTACTAAAATTATTGCTACGGATGGTTATAAATGGTTGGCTGGAGAATGGGATAATAACCAAGGGGCATATAACTTAGATCAATTAGTCCCTTCGGCGAAAGAGTCTGCTGAATTTATTGAAGAATTTTCTTTTTCTAGTTTACAGAAGTTATCAGAAAAGTTTATTGAACAAGTACAACCTAAAAGATACTGGAAGCCTAGAAGGATGATGGGTGGTAAAGCTGCTCAAAATGAGGAGGTTGGACATAATTCATTTGGATCGAGTTTGATATCTGAATATGGTAATATATTTAACCCTAATAGTTTAAATGATAGACGGTTTATAGCAAAAGAAGGGTATATATCATCGAAAAGAAGAGACCGATATACTAAGCCAATCGACAAAATTATTCGCGCTGCACAACCTATTAGTACCAGTGACTCCCAGTTGATTGATGATACGGAAAACCCTAAGGAAATAATAGATAAATTAAGAGGGCGCACCCCCTTAGAAAACAAAGTTATTCTAATTGTCGGAAGTGTAGGTTCTGGAAAGACTACATTTATTGATCATTTAAAAGAAGTTGCATTACCAGATGATATAGCGAATGAGACTCTGTGGTTGCGTTTTAATATGAATGAATCACCAGTTTCCTCCGATGAAGTTTACAATTGGTTGCGTGAAAAAATTATTCAGCAATGCAGGATGGCTTATCCTGACATTGATTTTGATTCGCTTGAAGTATTAAAGAAGCTTTATTCAGTCGAAATTAACAGATTTAATAAAGGTGAGGGGCAGCTCCTTTCTGGAGATTTATATAATCAGGAGCTATTTAAAATTTTAAGAGATGTAAAAGAAAACGTCCATAAAACAGCTCTGGCCTATACACGATATTGTGGTACTGAACGAGGTAAATTAGTTATTATCGTGCTTGATAATTGCGATAAAAGGACTTTGCAAGAACAGTTATTAATGTTTCAAGCCGCACAGTGGTTGCAAAATGAATTTAGATCATTAATTATCCTGCCTCTCAGAGAGGAAACTTATGACAATTATCGAGATAGGCCACCACTAGATACTGCCTTAAAAGATATGGTGTTCAGAATAGAACCGCCATTATTTAAAGAAGTGTTACATACACGTGTTCAGCTTGTACTTAGACAAATGATGAAGTCTAATGGCAATAATACACTTACATATTCTTTACCAAATGGTATTAATGTAGGCTACAGTAAGGATGAGCGCTCTTATTATCTAATATCAATTGTAAATTCAATCTTTGTCCATGACGCTCAAATTAGAAGGATGATAGTTGGGTTATCAGGGAGAAATATTAGAAGGGCGTTAGAGATTTTCTTGGAGTTTTGTACTAGCGGTCATATAACTGAAGATGAATTTTTAAAGATTAGACAGCATGAAGGGCGTTATGCTTTACCTTTGCATATAGTTACACGTGTATTATTAAGACTAAATAGACGATTTTATGATAGTGATAACTCTTATTTGAAGAACGTTTTTTCCGCATCTATCGATGATGAAAAGATTAACTATTTCACAAGGTTCGCTATTTTAAAATGGTTTAATATTAAATTTAACTCAACTGGGCCATCAGGGATCAAAGGCTTTTTCCCCCTGATTGATCTTAAAACAGATTTGGTTAAGTATGGATTTTCACCTAATTCAATCACTCGTGAAATTGATTATCTTCTTAAAGGTCAATGTTTAATATCAGAGGATTTTCGTGATGCAGGTATTACAGATGAGGATTTAATAAAGCTTTCCTCAGCTGGGTTTGTTCATCTTGATATGCTTACTAATATTAGTTACCTTGCTGCAATCGCAGAAGATACTCACTTTTCCGATGAGCACCTTGCAAGGAAAATCTCTGAAAGAATGGGGTCGGTTGAACATCAATATAACAAGCAGATGGTAAGTTCCAATGCCAAAGACTTGTTAGATTATCTTGTTAAGCACAACTCTAAAATAGCGAATTTTTCTGGCGAATTTATCAGTGGTGATGATTATAATCGCTTGACAGATATATCTCCAGCCATGAAGGTAATTGAGCAGTTTGCCGATAAATTACGAGACCCAGACTGGGTGGCTTTCGAAAAAGAATTTAGTGCTGGTGATGTTATTAATGGTTTTAGCAATGGGGCTTCAAAAAAGCTTGGAGTATTTGTTCGTCTCACAGATAATATTTATGGTTTGGTGCATAAATCTAAGTTGCCTCCTAAGTTTTATGAAAATGATGAATTTAAAAAGGGGGTAAAAATGGTTGTGCGTATTGAAAATGATTTCAATTCAGTGGAAAAGAAAATCAGCCTGTCAATTGTGGATTCTTAAATCGATTCTTTGGGTTAGTTTGGTTTTATGCATTTACATACATCCTCTTTCTTGAAGGTGTATGTAATGCATTCTTGCAAGGATTTTCTTTTTAATTTATATAACTTGCAGTTTGCGCACAGTGAAGATTATTGGTGTTGCAGTATTATGTCGCATAAAAAAGAATTCAAAAAATTAACTATGACTACAGGATTTAGTCGAGGATCTTCATCTGAAAATGTTATGATCATTGAAGATAATACATTGGGACTTTACACCTATTTATGCATTATCCATAAGATCTTGAGCCGTGAATGAATCTGCATGAATCTGCATGAGCATTTGCGGAGCGCAAATGCTCATGCACGCCAGTCCTGGCGGCGTTTTATATGAGTAATGCAAATGCATTTAAACTGCCATATGAAGCGGGCAGGCGTGGCGGGGAAAGCATTGCGCGCCAGCGGTGGTGCGCATTATTAAAAATGATCGTCTGAGCGCGTCGTGACGGTGCTGTCGTGGTCACTGTCGGCTCGTTCGGTGGTCGGTTGTGGTCGTGCGCGTGTGGCGTGTCTGAGGCATGATGATGGCGGGATATGAAAAAGCCGCCATCGCGGCGGCTTGGGGATGATTATTCCGGATTATCGAGGCTGTAATTTTTAAACCTGATGACTTCCATGCCGAGCCAGTCGTTTACCTCCCTGAATCTGTCCTGTAGTGGCGACAGCTCGTTACGCACAAAGACCTTTGCCACCTTCTCAACGTCACCGAGTGAGCCGATATTCTCGGGCTTGCCGCCCATGAGCTGGAACGGTACGCGGTGCGCGTCCATCAGGTCGGCGGCGCTGGCTTTCTTGATGTTAAAAAAATCATCCTTTGTGGCGACTTCGCTCAGTGGCACGATTTTGATGCCGTCAGGTTTCCCGCCGGGAGCGTAGAAAAACAGGTTTTTAAAGTTGCCGAGCCCCTTCGAGTTACGCATCGCCTCGCGCAGCGATTCGACGTCGGTCGCGCTCTGCGCCGGGTCGGTCACATACATGATGTAACCCGCGTGCGCGCCGTTCTGGTAATACTTGCGGCGAAATAGTGTCGCGGATTCATTCAGCCAGGCGGAATTAAGCGCGCTGAGATATTCCGGCAGGCCGTAAATCTCCTGATTGATGTCGGGCTCCAGCAGGTGAAAAACCGTATCAGGGGCGAATTCGTGAGGCTGAGTGAAGTTTTCCACAAACCAGAAAATCGAGTCGTCGACCCCTCGCCGGGTATATTTAGCCGGTGAGGCCAGCAACCTGATTAACTGGCCGGTGACGCTGTGGCGTTGCTCAAGAAAGGCATTGCCGAAAACCAGATAGTCGAGAACAAAGCGGCTGAAATCCTGACGAGACAGCAACGGGTGCGGGATATAGGTACTCGCGAGCACATTGCGCTTAACGTAAATCGGTGAGCTGTGATGTACGGCAGAGCGCAGGCTCTTTGCCAGCCCGGAGAAACTGACCGGCGGCTCGTACCATTTACCGTTACTGATGCACTCGACGTAATCCAGAATATCGCGCTTATCGAGTACCGGCACCGGCTCACCGAAGGTGAACGCTGTTGTTTTTGACGGTGCGCTGGCGGTCAGTTGCTGTGACTTGCTGGCCTTCTGCGCAGCGGCTTTACGGGATTTTTGCTTACCCATTTTAATTGAACTCCAGAATAGATTTTGGCTGCATGCCGCTACCGGCAGAAAGCGGTTCGTTTAACAGGGCGTGCATGGTCGCCCATGCGATATCGGCGTGACTGGCTTCCTCGGTGCGGCTGGCCTCATAGGTGGCGCTGCGCCCGCTGCTGGTCATGGTTTTGCGGATGGACATAAACGACTGCGTGACGTCGGTTGCCCCGGCGTCGTATTCCAGACAGCCGCGGCGAATGGTGTCTTTTGCCTTGAGCACCATTGCGGTTTTCATTTCAGGTGTGTAACGGATACCGCGCGCTGCCGGGAAGAACGAGCGCACCAACTGATAAACGCCGAGGCCGAGGCCGGTCGCGTCAATGCCGATGTATTCAACGTTATATTTCTCGGTCAGCTTGCGGATCCCCTCTGCCTGTGCGGCAAAGTCCATGCCTTTCCACTGATGGCGCTCCAGCATGCGGAACTTGCCACCCGAGACCACCGGCGGCGCGAGTACGACGCACCCGGCGCTGTCGCCAGTGTGTGACGGGTCGTAGCCAATCCAGACCGGGCGGGATCCGAATGGATAATCGGCGAACGGGGCAAAGTCTTCCCATGATTCCATCACGTCGACCATGCAGCGCTGCAGCTCCTCGAACGGGAACACCGACGCTTTGTCGTCGACAAATTCGCACATAAACAGGTTTTTAAAGTCTTCTGCGCTGTTTTCGCGTTTGAGCTGGTCAAGGTCAAACAGGGTGCAGCCACCGGCAAGCGCGTCCTCAATGGTGACAATCTGCCGCCACTGTCCATCGTCGCAGAGCTGACCACCGGCGAGCGCGGTATGGCTGATATCGATATCGATACGCTCGGCGATACTGCTGCGCCCCTTGTTGAACAGTTCGCCAGACCAGAAGGGGTAAGCGCCATGCGCCAGCGTGGAGGGCGTCGAAAAATAGGTTGAGCGCAAGTGTTTTTGCGAGGCCATGCCCGAGGCGACTTTGCGCAGCCGCTGAAAGTTCGGGATCCAGAAAATTTCGTCGACATACAGGTCGCCGTTATGGCTCTGCGCCGTGTTGGAATTGGTGCCGAGAAAAATCAGTTTTGCGCCGTTGTTGCCGATGACAATCGGGTCGCCGGTCAGGTCGACGTCGACCAGCCGCGCAAACTGGATGATGTACTCGCGGAACACGTAAGCCTGCGTTTTACTGGCCGACAGGAAAATCTGGTTATGGCCGGTTTTGAGTGCGCGCAGCAGAGCCTCGCGGGAGAAATAGAACGTCGCGCCAATCTGGCGGGATTTGAGAATATCGCGAATACGGTGCGCCAGCCCTGCGCGGTACCACTGCAACTGGTACTCGAAAGACTGGTCGAAAAATAGTTCCTCCAGTTTCTCGATAGCCTCGTCGCTGAAAAAGTTCTTTTTCGGCTTTTTACGCTCGCCTTTGTTGCGGTTGGCGACATTGGGGTTAAGGTCGACCTCGTTGCCGGTCTGGCTGTAGCGGTTAACGCGCGCCAGTCGCTCAATCTGCCGCCCGAGCAGGTCAATTTCTTTGAAATCGCCGCCTGACTTTTGCGGCTTGGCGATGAGCTGAATCAGGCGCGCCTCAAGGCTGCTTTCGACGCGGGAAATCGGTGCGATACCGTCCCAACCGTCGCGCTGCTTCCAGCTCTGCACGGTCGGGCGCTTGACCTGCAGCATTTCGGCAATCTGTGGCACGGAAAAGCCCTGCCAGTAAAGCAGCGATGCCTGCCGTCGCGGGTCATGCAACAAGGTTGTATCGGTGGAAATGGTCATTGATGCCTCGCCGTAGTGGATTCAGGGCAAGGCTACTTAATGGCCGTCAGTGATTCGCTAAGGTGCTGTTGTGTGGGCGGTTGTCCAGTCGTCATTGGTGGTCTGGCGTGTCCTGAGTCTGGAAACTGACGGTGACCAGTAACCCCAACCTCAGGACTCCTGACAATGGCAAAAAAAGTCTCAAAGTTCTTTCGCATCGGCGTCGAGGGTGATACCTGCGACGGGCGCATTATCAGCGCCAGCGATATTCAGGAAATGGCCGAAACCTACGACCCGCGCGTCTACGGTTGCCGTATCAACCTTGAACACCTGCGCGGCCTGCTGCCTGATGGCGTATTTAAACGTTATGGCGATGTGGTCGAACTGAAAGCCGAGAAGATTGACGACGATTCCGCGCTGAACGGCAAATGGGCGTTGTTCGCTAAAATCACCCCGACCGATGACCTTATTGCGATGAATAAAGCCGCGCAGAAGGTCTACACCTCAATGGAAATCCAGCCGAATTTTGCCAATACCGGCAAATGCTACCTCGTCGGCCTTGCGGTTACCGATGACCCGGCGAGCCTCGGCACTGAATACCTCGAATTCTGCCGCAACGCGAAACACAACCCTCTGCAGCGCTTTAAGGCCAACCCTGAAAACGTCTTTTCCGCTGCCACGCTGGCCGAACTGGAATTTGAAGACGTTCCCGACACGGTGCTCAACAGCCTGGCCGATAAGGTGAAAGCCATTTTCAGCCGTAAGCAGGTCAGCGACGATGCGCGCCTGAATGATGTGCATGAAGCGGTGACCACCGTCAGCGAGCATGTGCAGACCAACCTGACCAAACAGGATAAGCGCCTTTCCGCTATGGAAACCGCGTTTGCCACTTTCAAACAGGAACTGACCGGCAAGGTTGACGAAACCAGCCAGGCATTTTCCGCCCTGAAAACCACCCTCGATAAAACCGAAAGTTTCAGCCAGCCGCGACGCGCAAAAGCAAGCGGCGGCGGTGGCGATGAGCTGCTGACCGACTGCTGATAACCCGCAGGTCTGAAACCGGGCGGCGATCCCGCCCGATGCTGTGACTAACCAACTAATTCATACAGGAAATACTATGCGTCAGGAAACCCGTTTTAAATTCAATGCCTATCTGAGCCAGCTAGCCAAACTGAACGGCATCAGCGTTGATGACATCAGTAAAAAATTCACCGTCGAGCCATCCGTTACGCAAACCCTGATGAACACCGTGCAGGCGTCATCCGCGTTTCTGCAGATGATTAACATTCTGCCGGTCGCAGAAATGAAGGGCGAGAAAATCGGCGTCGGTGTGACCGGCACTATCGCCAGCACGACCGACACCTCGGGCGACAAAGAACGCCAGACCGCAGATTTCACCGCGCTTGAGTCCAACAAGTACGAGTGCAATCAGATTAACTTTGACTTCCACCTGACCTATAAGCGCCTCGACCTGTGGGCGCGTTTTCAGGATTTCCAGCGCCGCATTCGCGACGCCATTGTCCAGCGTCAGGCACTGGATTTCATCATGGCCGGTTTTAATGGCATCACCCGCGCTGATACTTCAGACCGCATTAAAAACCCGATGCTGCAGGATGTGGCTGTCGGCTGGCTGCAGAAGTACCGCAATGAAGCCCCGGCGCGCGTGATGAGCAAAATCACCGATGCTGAGGGTAAGGTCGTATCTGATGTGATTCGTGTCGGTAAAAACGGCGACTATGAAAACCTCGATGCGCTGGTGATGGATGGTACCAACACCCTGATTGACGAGATTTATCAGGATGACCCGAAACTCGTCGCTATCGTTGGTCGTAAGCTGCTGGCCGACAAATATTTCCCACTGGTTAACAAACAGCAGGAAAACAGCGAATCGCTCGCGGCCGATATCATCATCAGCCAGAAGCGCATCGGCAACCTGCCAGCCGTGCGCGTGCCTTACTTCCCGGCGAATGCGGTATTCGTGACCACGCTGGAAAACCTCTCTATCTATTTCATGGATGAGAGCCACCGCCGCAGCATTGATGAGAACCCGAAAAAAGACCGCGTGGAAAACTACGAGTCGATGAACATCGATTATGTGGTCGAGGCGTATGCCGCCGGGTGCCTGCTGGAAAATATCACCCTGGGCGATTTCACCGCGCCTGCAGCACCGGAAAACGGAGAGTAAACCCATGACGAGCCCCGCACAGCGTCACATGATGCGGGTCTCGGCCTCAGAAGCCGCGCAGCGGGAAAAAGCCCCGCTGCGCCATGCAACCGCCTACGAGCAGATGCTGGTAAAGCTGGCCGAAGACCGCCGCACGTTAAAAAACATCCGTTCAAATGAGCGCAAAGCCGAGAAAAAGCGCGAGCTGTTGCCGTTCTATGCGCCGTGGGTCGCCGGTGTGCTGGCTGATGGCCGTGGTGCACAGGATGACATTGTAATGACCGTCATGCTGTGGCGTCTTGATGCCGGTGATATCGCTGGCGCGCTGGAAATAGCTCCTTATGCGCTGAAATACGGCCTCACCTCTGACCATCGCCGCACGACGCCTTACATGCTGGTTGAAGAGGTGGCACTTGCCGCACAGCGCCTGCGCGATGCCGGTGAGCCTGTCGACCTCGCATTACTGCTGACCACCATCGACCTGACCGACGGTGCCGACGTTCCCGATATGGTGCGCGCCCGTCTGCATAAAGTGACCGGCCTGACCCTGCGCGATGCCGGTCAGAGCGCGGAGGCGCTGGCACAGTTTCAGCGCGCTATGCAGCTCGACCGCAACGGCGGTGTACGCAAAGCGATTGAGCAACTGGAACGCGCATTAAAGCCAAAACCAGAAACGGCACCCCGTAAAACGACTAAACCGCGCACGCGCAAACCTGCCACCAAACCGGCGGCAAAGCGCGGGCGCCCACCAAAGGCGGTTAAAACCGCCGGTTAACTGAACGCTCCCCGAGCCGGGCGGCACGCCGGTCAAAGCGGGTATTGACCCTGACGGCGACCGGCGTCCACCGCCCAACCTAACGAGGTTGTCATGACGACAGTGATACTGAATCAGCCCGATGAACTGCAGGACATTCCGGGCGTGGTGATTCCCGCCCCCGAGACGGGCGACGCAGTGATTAAAAACACGTTCTTTTTTCCTGATGTGGATCCGAAGCGGGTGCGCGAGCTGATGCGCCTTGAGCAGACGGTGTCCGATGCGCGCCTGCGTAACGCCATCAAGACCGGCATGGCGGAAACCAATGCGGAGCTTTACGACTACCGGCTGCGCCAGCTTGCCGCAGGGTTTAAGCGGCTGGCCGACGTGCCTGACGCCGAGGAAATCGACGGCGAGAATGTGCGCGTTTTCCACTACCTGAGCGCCGTAACGGCGATGACAACCGCCACCCTCTATGAGCGTTATCGCGGCGTTGAGGCTACCGGCAAGGGTGACAAAAAAGCCGACAGCGTCGAAACCACCATTGATGACCTGTGGCGGGATATGCGCTGGTCGGTTGCGCGCCTGCAGGATAAGCCACGCTGCATCGTGGGTCAGCTCTGATGAAAGCCTATGCGATGCAGGGCGATACCCTCGACGCGCTTTGCGCCCGGTATTACGGGCGCACTGAGGGCGTTGTCGAGACGGTGCTGCAGGCTAATCCGGGTCTGTCTGAGCTGGGCGTCATTCTGCCGCATGGCACGGCGATTGACTTGCCCGATGTTGAGACATCGCCCACAGCGGAGACCCTGAACCTATGGGACTGAGTATGGAAAAAATCACTACGTTTATCGCCTACTGGCTGGCCGTGGCGCTGGCGTATTTCGGGGCAATGTCGCCAGAAAAGCTGGCGCTATATGTGGGTAGTCTGTGCGCCATTTTTACGGCAGCGGTGAATTTCTGGTATCGGCGCAAAACCTTTCGCTATCTGACCGAAATGGGAATCGACAAAGGGGTGACCCGTGAGCTCAATCGTTAAACGTTGCAGTGTGGCCGCAGTGTTGGCACTGGCGGCATTGTTGCCTGACTTTCGTCTGCTGCATACCTCGCCTGATGGTCTGGCATTGATTGCCGACCTTGAAGGGTGCCGCCTGGCACCTTACCAGTGCAGTGCGGGCGTGTGGACGTCAGGCATCGGCCACACTGCCGGGGTGGTACCAAAACGCGATATCACGGAGCGCGAAGCGGCGGCAAATCTGGTCGCCGACGTGCTGAACACCGAGCGCCGTCTCGCGGTCTGCGTGCCGGTCACCATGCCGCAGCCTGTTTACGACGCGCTGGTCAGTTTCTCTTTTAACGTCGGCACCGGCGCGGCTTGTCGCTCGACGCTGGTCTCTTACATCAAGCGTCATCAGTGGTGGCAGGCATGCGACCAACTTAGCCGCTGGGTGTACGTCAACGGGGAGCGTAGCACCGGACTTGAAAATCGACGTCAGCGAGAGCGTGCTTATTGCCTGAAGGGGGTGAAATGAAAGTGTTAGCCGTGCTGTTAGTGTTGGCCGCGCTCGGGCTGCTGTGGTTGCGCCATGAGAACGGCAATTTATCCCGCTCCTTTGAGACGGCAAACCGCGTCGCGAGCGAGCAAAAGACGACGATTGGCATGCTGAAAAATCAGCTCAGTGTCGCCGGTCAGCTCGCCAGACGTAATGAATCCGCGCAGGTAGCACTGCGCGAACAGCTCGCAGAGGCCAGTGCAGAAGCCAGTCGCCGTGAGCAGACAATTACGAGGTTACTCAATGAAAATGAAGCCTTTCGCCGCTGGTATAACGCTGCTCTGCCTGATGCTGTGCGTCGGCTGCACACCCGCGCCGCCTGCGCCAGCGCCGGTGATTGTGGTCAACGGATGCCCGAGGGTGAGCCTTTGCCCGATGCCGGGAAGTGACCCGAAAACAAATGGCGACCTGAGCGCGGATATACGCCGCCTTGAGGGGGCGCTGACCGCCTGCGCGCTGCAGGTCAAAACCGTCAAACACTGTCAGGATGAACTCGATGCAGAAGCACAAAAGCCTGCGCAAAGCGCTGATTAACGCCGTGCCGCAGCTCCGAAATAACCCCGATATGCTGCGCCTTTTCGCCGATAACGGGCATACCGATTCCCGACTGGCGAGCTCGCTGTCGTTTGAAAAGGTGTACGTGCTTAACGTAGTGGTGACCGACTTCACCGGCGACCTCGATTTGATTTTCGTCCCGGTGCAGGCATGGCTGCGCGAACATCAGCCAGACATCATGACCACCGACGAGGGGCGGGAAAAGGGATTCACCTGGATTATTGATATCAATAACGACGATTCGCTCGATATCAGTATCAGCCTGAGGCTCACCGAGCGCACGCTCGTCAAAGAGGTCGACGGTGCGCTGCATGTCAGTTATGCCCCTGAGCCGCCGCTGCCTGAGCCGGTGACGCGCCCGGTCGAGCTGTACGTTAATGGCGAACTGGTGAGTAAGTGGGATGAGTGAGTTAACCGCGCTGCAGGAACGTCTTGCCGGTCTGATTGCCAGCCTGTCACCGGCGGCGCGTCGGCAAATGGCGGCTGACATTGCGAAAAAGCTGCGCGCCAGTCAGCAACAACGTATTAAGCGACAGCAGGCACCCGACGGCACCCCGTATGCCGCGCGAAAGCGCCAGCCGGTGCGGAGCAAGAAAGGTCGCATTAAGCGCGAAATGTTCGCCAAACTGCGCACTAACCGCTTTATGAAAGCCAAAGGCAGTGACAGTGCGGCGGTGGTGGAGTTTACCGGCAAAGTGCAGCGCATGGCGCGGGTGCATCACTACGGCCTCAAAGACCGGCCAAACCCTCACAGCCGCGACGTGCAGTACGAGGCGCGCCCGTTGCTCGGCTTTACCCGCGATGATGAGCAGATGATAGAGAACGTCATTATCAGCCACCTCGGCAAATAAATATTGTGCCATCCCCCATCAAATCCGCCCCGATTGGCGCGGATTCAGACCCGAGGCATCCTTGCGATATGAATACGTTATCCACGATACAGGAACTCGCGCGCGCAATTCGCAACCTCATTCGCTCAGGTGTGGTGACTGAGGTCGACACCGCGCAGGGGCTTTGCCGGGTGCAGAGTGGCGGGATCCAGACTACATGGCTGAACTGGCTGACCACCCGCGCCGGTCGTTCGCGCACGTGGTGGGCGCCCTCGGTAGGTGAGCAGGTGCTGCTGCTGGCCATTGGCGGCGAGCTCGATACCGCTTTCGTGCTGCCGGGTATTTTCTCCGATGATAACCCCGCCCCGTCAGCCTCGGCGGATGCGTGGCACGTGACTTTCCCTGATGGCGCGATGATTGAATATGAGCCAGAGACCGGCGCGCTGACGGTCAGCGGCATCAAAACGGCTGACGTGACGGCATCGGATTCCATCACTGCGACCGTGCCGGTCGTGCTGGTGAAAGCGGAGACCCGCATCACCCTCGATACCCCCGAGGTGGTGTGTACCAACAAGCTGACCACCGGCACGATTGAGGTGCAGAAAGGCGGCACCATGCGCGGCAACATTGAGCACACCGACGGGACATTTAAATCCAATGGCGTGCAGGTGGATGACCACGGTCACGGCGGCGTGCAAAAAGGCGGTAGCTGGACGGAGGGCACCAAATGACGGCGCGCTATCAGGGTATGAACCGCAATACCGGCCTTGCTATCAGTGACACTGAGCACATCAGCCAGAGCATGCGCGACATTCTGCTGACGCCGGTCGGCTCGCGGGTGATGCGCCGTGAATATGGCTCGCTCCTGTCGGCGCTGATTGATATGCCGCAAACCCCCGCGCTCAGGCTGCAAATCATGGTGGCATGCTATTCGGCGATCCAGAAGTGGGAGCCACGCATACGCCTGACCGCCATCAGCTTTGAGAGCGGCGAGGCTGGCGAAATGTATGTCGATATTACCGGGGCGCGAACCGATACCGGCGCGTCAGTTTCTACCACCCTTTCACTGAGTTAAATCACTATGGCAACTGTTGACCTGAGTCAGTTACCTGTCCCCGATGTGGTTGAGGTGCTGGATTATGAAACCATCCTTGCGGAACGCATTGCGACGCTGATTTCACTTTATCCCGAAGACCAGCAGGAGGCCATCGCCCGGACGCTGACGCTTGAGTCAGAGCCGATTGTTAAGCTGCTGCAGGAAAACGCCTACCGTGAGGTTATCTGGCGTCAGCGGGTGAACGAAGCCGCGCAGGCGGTGACGCTGGCGTATTCAACCGGTAACGACCTCGACGTCGTGGCCGGAAACAATAATACCGAGCGCCTCACCATCACACCGGCAGATGACACCACCATCCCGCCGACGCCTGCCGTTATGGAATCCGACACCGACCTGCGCCTGCGCACGCAACAGGCATTTGAGGGATTGAGCGTGGCGGGTCCGGTCGGCGCCTATGAATATCACGGCCGCAGCGCCGACGGGCGGGTCGCTGACGTCTCGGTCGAAAGCCCGTCGCCAGCCTGCGTGACGATTACCGTGTTATCCCGTGAGGGCGACGGTACCGCCAGCGCTGACCTGCTGGCGATTGTTGATAAGGCGCTGAACGCTGAGGATGTTCGCCCGGTGGCCGACAGGGTGACCGTCCAGTCAGCGGAGATTGTGCCGTACCAGATTGACGCGACGCTCTACGTTTACCCCGGTCCCGAATCTGAGCCCATCAGGCAGGCATCAGAGCAGAAGCTGCAGAGCTACATCAGCGCGCAGCATCGTCTCGGGCGCGATATCCGGCTGTCAGCCATTTATGCCGCGCTGCATGTCGAAGGGGTGCAGCGTGTCGAACTGGCATCACCGCAGGCCGATATCGTGCTGAGTAAGTCGCAGGCGTCGAACTGTACCGAGCACCGGATAACTATCGGGGGCTCAGATGAGTGACCGACTGTTACCCGTCGGCTCGTCGCCGCTGGAAGTTGCCGCCGCTGCCGCGCTCGCTGAGATTCAGCGCGTGCCGGTACCGTTGCGCACGTTATGGAACTGGCGCACCTGCCCGGTCAATCTGCTGCCTTATCTGGCGTGGGCGCTGTCGGTTGACCGGTGGGATGAGACGTGGCCGGAGGCGACAAAGCGCAGTGTTTGTGCCTCCTCGTTTTTTGTCCATCAGCACAAAGGCACCATCAGCGCATTGCGCCGGGTGGTTGAGCCGCTCGGCTATCTGATTGAGGTGCGCGAGTGGTGGAAGCTCAACGAGGAGCCAGGCACATTCCGCCTCGTTGTTGGTGTGCTCGATAGCGGTATCACTGAGGAAATGTATCAGGAGCTTGAGCGCCTGATTGAAGACGCCAAACCGGCAAGCCGCCACCTGACCGGGCTGGCTATCAGTCTGAGCTCAACCGGCGAGCTGTATGTCGGCGCGGCCTGCTATCACGGTGATGCGCTGACGGTTTACCCCTATTTGCCCGAAGAAATTATTGTCGGTGGCGGTGTTTATCCGGCCTCGGCTATTCATTTGATTGATAACCTGAGAGTGAACGCATGACAGCAAAATATTATGCCATTCTGACCAATCAGGGCGCGGCACGGCTGGCGAACGCGACCGCACTCGGCACTAAGCTGAACCTGACGCAAATGGCCGTGGGCGATGCCAACGGCAAATTACCGACGCCAGACCCGGCACAAACAGCGCTTATCAACCAGCAGCGCATCGCGCCGCTCAATATGCTGACCGTTGACCCGGCCAATGTCAGCCAGATTATCGCGGAACAAATTATTCCCGAAAATGAAGGTGGTTTCTGGATCCGCGAGATTGGTCTCTATGATGATGATGGCGTGTTGATTGCCGTGGCGAACTGCCCCGAAACCTACAAGCCGAAACTGGCGGAGGGGAGCGGCCGCACGCAGACCATTCGCATGATTCTGATTGTCTCCAGTACGACGGCCATCACTCTGAAAATAGACCCGGCAGTAGTGCTTGCGACGCGGCAGTACGTTGACGATAAGGTTATCGAGGTGAAAGCCTATGCGGATGACCTGATGAAAAAACACCTGGAGGCGGCAGATCCTCATACTCAGTATTTGTAGAAAAAGAATAACCTTGCCGAGCTGACGGATAAAAATGGAGCCAGAAATAACTTAGGGTTGAAATCTGCCGCATTACGCGACGTTGGTAAGTCAAGCGGTCAGGTAATGGAGGTTGGTTCATTCGGCATTGGAAGTACAACGGGAGAATTGGTTAACACTGAAGATAAAGTAGATTTACCAACAGGCTTTTATTTCAGCTCAGCAGGTATTGCAGGACTGACTGACGTTAACGGCTCAGTGAGCATCTTACAAATGGGCAGCTACTCTGGCTGGCGGGGGCAAATCATCATGAGCGACTCTAAAAGCAGAATGTATTACAGAATACAGTCAGGAAAAACATTCTCGAAACCAATTGCGCTTTACTCTGAAAATAATAAACCTACTGCCGCAGATGTAGGTGCACTCGATAGAATTGATTTTCCTGTCGGCTCCCCTATAGCATGGCCTCTGGCGGCCCAACCTGATGGCTGGTTAAAATGTAATGGCGCATCATTTGATAAAACGAAATATCCGGCGCTTGCGGCTGCATATCCCTCCGGGAAATTGCCAGACTTACGCGGTGAGTTTATTCGGGGGTGGGATGACGGTCGTGGCGTGGATTCTGGCAGGTCTTTACTGGCATGGCAGGACGACATGATAAAAAAACATAGCCACACGCTCGGTACATATAAATCCGTTGACGCCGGAATCAAGATGCCAGTGACTGCCGGTGCTGAGCTTTCTAATTCCGGCGTGGGCGGCGCTATGTATACCGGTGAAGCTGGTAGCTCAGAAACCCGCCCACGCAACATTGCATTTAACTACATTGTGAGAGCAGCATAATGAACAAATACAACACTGATTTACCTACGGCAAAACTGAATAAAAGCGGCATTGCCACCGTTGCCGGCTGGCTCACGGTGTACAACGTGGAGCCTCAGCAGCGCGAATTTCAGGCGGTGACGATGGAATATTTAGCCGCGGGTGTGGGCTTGCCTGCTTTCAGTTATGCCGATAAGCCAGCATTACCGGGTGATGGCTTTGCACTGGTGCGCAGCGCGGATGAAAAACAATGGGAAACTATTGCGGATTATCGCGGTTTAACGGCTTACAGCACTGAGACCGGGCAACCGGAAATCATCGCTTTTCTCGGCGAATTGCCGGATACGCTGACGTTACTGGCACCTGTCACGGCGTATGATAAATGGGACGGTAGCCAGTGGGTGACCGACACGGCGGCGCAACATGCTGATGAGATTGCCGCTGCAGAACAGCAAAAGCAGGCTCTGCTTTCTGAGGCGCAGCAGCAAATCACCGGGTGGCAAACAGAGCTGCAGCTCGGCATCATCAGTGATGATGATAAGGCCAGCCTGATTATCTGGATGAATTACATTAAGGACATTCAGGCGGTAAGCACCGAGGGTGCGCCGGATATCGAGTGGCCGGTCAAGCCGGAATAATGTAAGGCGGGCTGATGCCCGTCTTTTTTATGCCCTTCTTTTGTACCATCAGCCAGCCATCGCCATTACATAGCCCGCCCCCACCACACAACAGAAAATATTACTCACCCACTAACCACGGAGTTACCCGGATGAGTGATTTTCACCACGGCGTGCAGGTGCTTGAAATTAACGACGGCACCCGCGTCATTTCCACCGTTGCGACCGCTGTCGTCGGTATGGTCTGCACGGCCAGCGATGCGGACAGCGCAACATTCCCCCTCAACGAGCCGGTGTTGATTACCAATGTGCAGAGTGCTATTGCGAAAGCCGGTAAACAAGGCACGCTGGCAACCTCACTGCAGGCCATCGCCGACCAGTCAAAACCCGTCACCGTTGTCGTGCGTGTTGCCGAAGGTACCGGAGAGGACGCCGAAGCGCAGACCATTTCCAATATCATCGGCGGCACGGATGAGAACGGTAAATACACCGGCATCAAGGCGCTGTTAACCGCCGAGGCGGTCACCGGCGTCAAGCCGCGTATTCTCGGGGTGCCGGGTCTCGATACGCAGGAAGTCGCAACCGCGCTCGCCTCGGTGTGTATCAGCCTGCGTGCGTTTGGTTACGTCAGTGCATGGGGCTGTAAAACCCTTTCTGATGCCATCAAATACCGCGAGAATTTCAGTCAGCGCGAGCTGATGGTTATCTGGCCCGACTTCCTTGCGTGGGACACCACCACGAACGCCACCGCAACAGCCTACGCCACCGCGCGCGCACTCGGCCTGCGCGCCTATATCGACCAGACAATCGGCTGGCACAAAACCCTCTCTAACGTGGGCGTGCAGGGCGTCACCGGCATCAGTGCGTCTGTCTTCTGGGATTTGCAGGCATCCGGCACCGATGCTGACCTGCTCAACGAGGCCGGGGTCACGACACTGGTGCGCAAAGATGGTTTTCGCTTCTGGGGTAACCGCACCTGCTCTGATGACCCGCTTTTCCTGTTTGAGAACTACACCCGCACCGCGCAGGTACTGGCCGACACGATGGCCGCGGCGCACATGTGGGCGGTCGATAAACCCATCACCGCATCGCTTATCCGCGACATTGTTGACGGCATTAACGCCAAATTCCGCGAGCTGAAATCGAATGGCTACATCGTGGATGGTGAATGCTGGTTCGATGAGGAATCGAATGATAAAGAGAGCCTAAAAGGCGGGAAACTGTATATCGATTACGACTATACGCCGGTTCCCCCGCTGGAAAGCCTGACCCTGCGCCAGCGTATTACCGATAAATATCTGGTCAATCTGGCCGAATCGGTCAACAGCTAAGGAGCCTGAAACAACATGGCACTACCCCGCAAACTCAAATATTTGAACATGTTCAATGACGGCCTGAGCTACATGGGCGTTGTTGAATCCGTGACGCTGCCGAAACTGACCCGTAAGCTCGAAAACTATCGCGGCGGCGGCATGAACGGCGCGGCGGCGATTGACCTCGGTCTCGATGACGATGCGCTCACCGTCGAGTGGTCTGTCGGTGGCCTGCCTGATGTGGCGCTCTTTGCGCAGTATGCCGCGCCGGGTGCCGATGCTGTGCCGCTGCGTTTTGCTGGCTCATACCAGCGTGACGACACCGGCGAAATCGTGGCCGTTGAGGTGGTCATGCGTGGCCGTCATAAAGAAATCGACGGCGGCGAGAATAAACAGGGTGAAAACACCTCGACCAAACTGTCGACCGTCTGCACCTACTACCGCCTCACAATTGATGGTAGCGACGTTATCGAAATCGATACCGTCAACATGGTCGAGAAGGTGAACGGCGTCGACCGTCTGGAACAGCACCGCCGCGCAATCGGGCTGTAATCTCCTGACCGGTCAGCACTGCTGGCCGGTTATTAATCCCTTTCTGAGCAGAGAAAAACATCATGGCAAAAGCACCACGTAAAAAACCTGAATTTGTTGATACGGCTGGCAATGAAATTGACACCGATAACCCGAATGTCGTGACTCTTGATGAGCCAATCAAGCGCGCCGGTCAGACAATCCATAAGGTCACTCTGATTAAGCCAACTGCCGGAACCCTGCGCGGTGTCAGTCTGGCGGCGCTGGCACAATCTGAGGTTGACGCACTGATTAAAGTGCTGCCACGCATGACCTATCCAGCTCTGACGACCCAGGAACTTACCGCAATAAACGCACCAGATTTGATGCAACTCGCTGGCAAGGTGATTGGTTTTTTGTCACCGGCTTCGGTGGGATAGATTTTCCGCCCGACCTGTCGACCGATGACCTGATGGCGGATATCGCAGTGATTTTCCACTGGCCGCCATCAGAACTCTATTCCCTGAGCCTGACCGAGCTCATCACATGGCGCGAAAAGGCGCTACTGCGTAGCGGAAACCACAATGAGTAATAACCTGAGAATTGAGGTATTGCTGAAAGCGGTGGATCAGGCGACCCGACCGCTAAAATCTATCCAGACGGCAAGTAAAACCCTGTCGGGCGATATTCGCGATACACAAAAAGACCTGCGCACCCTGAACGCGCAGGCGTCGAAAATCGACGGCTTTCGCAAGGCCAGTGCGCAACTGGCCGTGACCAGTCAGTCACTTGAGAAAGCCAAACGCGAAGCCGGTGAGCTGGCCGTGCAGTTTAAAAACACGACTAATCCGACCCGCGCGCAGGCGCAGGCGCTCGAAGCGGCGAAACGTGCCGCCTCTGAGCTGCAGACGAAATACAACAGCCTGCGAACATCGGTACAGCGACAGCGCTCAGGGCTGATGCAGGCCGGTATCAATACCCGCACCCTGTCTGCCGATGAGCGTCGGCTCAAAACCTCCATTAGCGAAACGACGGCACAGCTTAACCGCCAGCGTGAGGCACTGGCGCGCGTCAGTGCGCAGCAGGCAAAACTAAACCGGGTACAGGAGCGATATAA